GCAAATTTTGACTAACTCAAACGGCAACCTGCCGAATGTCCTCGTAATGTCTCCCGCGTATTACGCATCGCTTGGAGCGCTTGTAGACGATGCAGGTCGTCCATTGTTCCCGAATGTCGGCCCACAAAACGCAGTCGGCACAGGTGCATCTGCATCAACCTTCAACGGTAACGCATTCGGCCTGTCGATCGTAGTAGACCGAAACTTGGTCGCTGCCGGCGGTAAGAACCTCTATGTCGGAGACTCCACAGGCTTCGAATGCTGGGAGCAACAGCGCGGAGCTGTTTCTGTGGAATTAAGCGATGGATCTCTAGGTCGTGTCATCAAGTTCCGAGGGTACTTCTCATCCGTAATGATTGACGACACTAAGTTCGTCGGTCGCGCTTAAACCCTAAGACGAGTAGAGAGAACGAACGATGGCAACATTCACAGTCACGCATCAAATGGTGCTCGACAATGTTGCCGTCGTTCAGACTCTTGAAAACACTGACATAGCTATCGGTCAGACGATCACACTCAGCGGATGCGCTGCCCAGCTCAATGGCGCTCATATCGTCTTCGCTGTGCCGACCTACCTCTTTATCGGGACAGATGAACAAGGTGACTACATCTTTGATCCTGATGTCATCATCCCGAACCAGTTACTCTTTCAAGATGTCGGAGCAGACCTAGCACGCGAAGCAGTTAACCCAGTCGGCACGTTGGTCTGGACTCAGACCTGTACTTGGATCACAGTTCCCGATCTTGAGGAATTTCTCGGAATTTCTGGCGCGACTGCCAATGACACAGCTTTCATGACTTCATCAGTTAACGCTGCAAACGCTTTCGCATTCAAGCGACGAGTCCAAGCTGGATATCACGACAGTCTCACGACCGTCCCAGATGCAGCCGTCAAAGCTGGAGTCGTGCTTCTGGGTTCAAGCCTGTATCGAGAGCGCGGTTCTGTGGACTCCTTCAATAGTTTCCAAGATATGTCCATCTCTGCACCAGTCGCGTCAATGGGCCGAATCAATCAGCTTCTCGGTATTAAACGATCGCAGGTCGCATGAAATGGCCGGCATCTTCACAGACACGATCAATGCTGTCTCGGCAACGATCACGAGTCTCGGCCTTGTGCCGGTCACTGATCCTAGGAACGCTCGACCTCTTACTGTATTCATTGAGCTACCTGTATTCTCGTCGTTCAATAACCAGACAGCGGACATCACAATTGATCTCCGAGTGTTGGCTGCGCCACCCGGCAACCAAGACGCTACGGACTACATACTCGGAGTCGTTGATACGCTCATGAACTCCTCTCTCGCAGTTATCTCTGGCAGACCTACGATCGCATCAATCGGATCTGCCGAACTACCTGCCTATGATCTCACAATAAGAATCGGCACAAGCCGCGTATAAAGGACAAAACCCATGCCAGCTACAGTCACTTATCTATCCAATCCAACCGTTACCGTCACGAGCCCTAGCTCATTTACGCTAACCGACCATTGTTCAGCTGCAACATTGACTCTGACGGCAGAAGCGCTTGAGAACACAGCCTTCGGTCAGACATCAAGGACATTCACTGCAGGCCTCTACTCAAATGAGCTAACGCTCACCTTGTTTCAAAGCTATGGCGCTACCGAAGTCGAGACGATGCTGGACACAATGTTCGGCGTAATCTCAACGATCGTGATCAGCCCAGCTGGAGCATCCGAGTCCGCATCTAACCCTGAGTACACCTTGACCGGATGCTACTTAGAGACCGTGACTCCGATCATGGCTACCGTCGGCGAGCTGTCAATCGTGGAGGCCACCTTCAAGGGAGGCACATACGCACGCGATGTGACCCCATAATCCATCAGTAATCCGAATCCCGACTAGGAGAAACTATGAAACTCATACTTAGCGTCAAGCTGGAAGATGGCGAGACCTACCAAGTAACAACGAACCTATTCGTCATCATCACATGGGAGCGCAAATTTAAGCGCCGATCATCTGATCTCGCTAATGGGATCGGAATGGAAGACCTAGCCTTCATGGCCTACGAGGCCAGCAAGCAACAAGGTCACCCAGTACCGATCTCATTTGACGAATTCGTAAAGAAGTTAGAAGACCTAGAAGTAGTGGAGAGCCTTTCGGTAAACCCTACGCAGGAGGCCACCGGCGACAACTAGCAGCCCTGCTGGTTGAGACTGGATTCTGGCCTCCAAACATCACATTCGAGACAGATGATCTAGCGACGTGCGTTCAGATCATCAATGAGCAAAGACGAAAGACATAATGGCTGCATCGGTAGGGATTGACTATGCAGGACTTAAGGACGCTCTCCGAGAGATTCAAAAGGTAGACCCTGCTCTACGTCGTCAGATCACAAAGGACATAAAGTCCGCTATGCAACCTCTGGTCTCCGCAATCAAGGACTCCATACCGTCAGCACCTCCACTGACTGGACAGGCTCACAATGGTCGCACAGCATGGAAGAACGAATCCAAGAAGGTCGTAGTCAAGGTAGACACGCGCAAGGCTCGCAAGCGCAACCTGCAACAAGGAGCAAAATTTGAGTCAGTCGGCGCTGTCATAATTACCGCCAAAGGTGCAGCACTATCCATGACCGACATGGCAGGCCGAGGCCCAAACCAGACGCGCAACAAGAACCCTCTGCGCGCTCGACCCAACTTCGCCGATGATCTCACCAGCAAGCTCGGCAGACCTTCGCGCTTCGTGTGGGCTCGCTCAGACGACTACCTAGACGAGATCACCCACCGAGTAGACCTGATCGTGATAGAAGTAATGGACAAGGCCAACAAGAGAATCGTCAAACGCTAATGGCAATCAACCTACCAATCATCTCGGAATGGAATCCTGCCGGTATTGACAAGGCCATAACTGACTTCAAAAGACTGGAGACCAAAGGCCAGAAGGCCCAGTTCGCAATTAAGAAGGCTGCAGTCCCAGCTGGGCTCGCTATCGCTGCTCTCGGAGCTGTCGCATTTGACGCAGTTAAAGCATTCGCCGAAGATGAAGCTGCAGCACAAAAACTAGCAACAACACTCACCAACACGACAGGAGCGACCGACGGACAAGTTGCAGCAGTTGAAGCCTTTATCTCTAAGACATCAATGGCTGCAGCAGTTGCCGATGACGAACTTCGCCCAGCTCTAGACTCGCTCGTACGAGGTACTGGCGACATAACTAAAGCGCAGGAGCTTCTAGCTCTCGCTCTAGATGTCTCTGCCGGCACAGGTAAGGATCTTGGCGCTGTCTCAGATGCGCTGTCCAAAGCATTCAACGGCAACCTAGGCCCATTGAAGAAACTAGACCCAGCTCTAGCCGACCTTGTTAAAAGTGGCGCTTCAGCCGATGACGTATTCGCTGCCATGAGCAAGACCTTCGCAGGACAAGCGGACACTGCAGCGAACACGACTCAAGGCAAGATGAAGAACCTAGGGATTCAGATGGACGAACTGAAGGAGTCCATCGGTCAAGCTGTCGCGCCAATCATCCAGAAGCTCATTCCATACCTGCTCAAGTTCTCAGGCTGGGCATCCAAGAACAAACAGCTCATCATCACTATCGGCGCTGTGATCGGCGGTATCGCTATCGCAGTTATCGCAGTCAATACAGCAATGAAGATATGGACAGCAGTAACCAAAGCATTCGCAGCAGTTCAGGCAGTATTTAATGCTGTCATGGCAATGAACCCCATCTTCTTAATAGCGATCGCCATCGCTGCCATTGTCGCCATCCTGATCATCTTGCAGAAGAAATTTGATATCTTCGGAATAGCCGTAAATGCTATCAGTACAGCATTTAGTGCAGTCTGGACAGCAATTAAGAAGGTCTTTGATTGGGCCGTCCAGAACTGGCCTCTACTGCTCGCAGTAATCACAGGCCCATTCGGACTCGCTGTCCTCGCAGTAATCACCTTCAAAGACTCAATCATCAAGTTCCTAGGGACTCTAATTGGCTGGATAGGCACAGCATTCAAGAAAGTCGTAGACCTCATCCTGTGGCCCTTCAAGAAAGCATTTGAAGGAATCCTCTTTTGGAAAGACGCTGTGATGGGAGTATTCACTGCGCTGAAGGACATAGCCGGCACGATCTTTGACTCACTAGGAGGAGCGTTCAAAGGAGTCATCAACGCTGTCATCGGAGGCCTTGAAGGAGGACTCAATTTTGCCATCAAAGGACTCAATGAAGCCCTAGACGGTATAGATGCTGCAGCTGGGCCGTTTGTCAACTTCGGCTCTATGCCAGAAGTATCACTGCCTCGACTAGCAAATGGAGGCATCACAACAGGCCCAACGATCGCCATGATTGGCGAGAAAGGCCCAGAGGCCGTCATCCCTCTAGACAGGCTCGGCAACATGGCACAGGGCAACACGATCACGATTAATGTCCAAGGAGCAGATCCCAACGCTGTCGTCAAAGCGCTGCAACGATATGTCCGGCAGTCAGGCCCAGTCCCGGTCAACATTCGAGCGATGTAATGCCAAAGCTCACATGGGAAATCGTAAACTTGACGCAAGCTAGTAACAACATAACCCAATATGTGC